GGGGCGTAAGTCTCGCGAAAGGAAAATTCAGTGCGCACCCTTAATTGTGGAATCTCCCCGCTCATCCCCCACCCCCTTTATTCACGATCGGCGACCGCTCCACCGTCCAAAATGTCTCCGCGCACCGGAGGCATTCATGCCGCCGCCGCACATGGAAAAAACCGCGGCGATCCCAAAATGTCCGCGTCTCGTGCACTTTCGTTTTGCTGTCCGGGTCCTTTTCGGTCCGGCAATACGGACACATCATCCCTTCGCCCCCCTCGCCAATCGCCACAACTCCTCCTCGCGGATCACCTCCACTAGGGCCATCACATCGTCCAGCGCCCGGTGCGTTTGTGCGAGCGGCTCGCCCTTCACCGCCTCATACAGCTCGGTCAATTTCGGATTCCGCCCCCACGCCTCTCGGTACAGCCCGACGGTGCACAGCTCCTCCCCGGGCCATGGGAAATCCCGAAAATCAGTCCGCGCCAACTCGCCCCAAAGGATCGCTTTGTCGAATGGGAGGTTGTGGGCGATGACGGTGTGGGCGCGGGAGAAGATGCGCCGAATGCGGGGGAGGGCCTCGATGAATGGGGGTTGCCCGGCGCAATCCTCGTCGCGGAGGCCGGTGATGCGGGTGATCTCGGGGGTCAGCGGCTCGAGCGGGTCGATGATAATCGATTCGGTCTCGACCACTTCGCCGCGCTCGTCGAGGAGGGCCGCACCGAATTCGATCATTCGCGGCTGTTTATTGAGCGGGGCATCGGGGTGTAGCGTGAGCCCGGTGGTTTCTGTGTCGTAGACGATAATCACGATTGTTTATCGGCGCGCAGTTGCGCCGCCTCGTTGGAATAGCCCGCGGCGTAGCGCACGCCGAGTTTGGAGGTGTTAGCCGCGAGAGTATCTCCCCGAGTCACCCCAAGCGCCAATCGCAACCCGCATAAATAAAATTCCAAATCGCCCAACTCCTCGATAACATTTTCCAAGTCGAGTGGCTTTCGATACACGGCGTGCTTTTTAACCGCATCGAGCAACTCGCCAGCCTCGCCCGAAATCCCGATCGCCATATGGAGCAGGTGGGCACTCTCCGGCGTCATATCCCCAAGCAACTGTTCGCCCGGTTTCACGAGCGCCGCGACCATCCGCGCATGCGTCAGTTCGATCTCCCGGCTCATCGCGTCAACTCCTCGAGCATTGCCCCATACACCATCAAATCGTGCGCCGAGTCTCGATGCCCTCCGCGCTCGAGGGTCGAAGCGTAGCGGGTCAACTTATGTAAGCATTGGATAAAAACCCCGAGCCGATTAAACCCCGCGGCGTCGCCAGCCTCGATCCGCAACCCCTCGGGGAACATCGCCGTGCAGATCCCGCCCCACTGAAGGTAATTATCCCCATACACCGCGTTTCGCTCGCGAAAAGTATCCGCGCCCTTTTCGAGAAGGTCCGGCGCCCGGAGTTGCGACGGCGGCGTGTAGGCGCATTGCGCGTGGATCGACAAAACCGCGGCCGGCACCCCCTTCGATCGATACATTGCGACAATGTCCTCGCGATCGTCGAAAGCCGCCGCCACATCCGTCACCCCGTACTCCGCGAACAAGACCTCGAGTTGCGCCGCTTTTACCTCTACCGACGGCCGCGCATCGTTATCATTCCGCATCAAAAGCACCGGAGCCCTCAGCCCGAGGTTATGATCGATCCAGCTGAGTGTGACGCCGCGGGACGATACCGGCCGCGCCGTTAAAAACACCGGATTCTCCGCCTCCAAAAACACATCCAAGTTCCCCGGCTTATCGAGGCCGCATGCGGCGTGGTACAGCGCATATCGCTCCGGGATCGGCCTGTCCAACTGAATCAGCTCGATCCGCCGCGAATCATCCGACAAACAATTATCAAGGTCAAATATCGTGACTCTCATCTTTTAATCTCCTGTATGCGTAGGGTTTGTTAAATCACATCGCCTTACCATCTTTAGCAACCGGGGCAGCCTCGTGCCTGACCGACCAAAATCGCACCGCCGCCGCACGTTTAACGGGTTCATTGTCCATCTCGGGCAAGTACACCGGGCACTCCGCCCGTCCATACCGCGGGAAAGCGCACGTGCCCGTCGCGACGCAATGAACCTCGAGAAAGGGCGCCGCCCAAGAGTGCACCCCGATCACCTCGCGGCGCATCGCCCGAAACACATCTTGGTATTCGCCTTGGGTCCGGGTACATAGGCGCAACTTCGCCATTTCGTGTAGGGTGCGGAGGTTGAACTTGGCCATGATCGAGGTGGTGATATTGGTCGGGAGGAGGCCGCGCGCATCTTGCGCCGGAGCCCCCGCATCGATCAAATCCCCGTACGCTCCGAGCGCCGCCGCCACCCCCTCGGTCCAAATCTCGAGCCAATCCTCGCGGCCCTCGATACTCGGGGGCAAATCGACCGGCTGAGCGCGGGCGTCCACAACGCGCATCGCTTGTTGGGCGTAGCTGCCGGTGCGGGTGCGGACGAGTTGATGGGTGAAGGCGCGGGTGACGCCGTCGATCCGAAAAACATAATCGACAAATTCCCAACTCGATTTGATCGTGTCACGCATATAGGCGAGATGCTCCGCGCGGCGCTCCTCGGTCCAAGTCGAGGGATCGCTCGAATGGGTCAGGCGGGTGTTCTTTGTGCTCAAAAGCAAATCGAGCGCATCGGGGGTGCTGCTGATAAGGGTGACTTTCATTTCATTTGTTCCATGTGAAGGGTGTAGGCTCCGGAGCGTGCGAGCCGCTTGATCATGTCGATGTCGTTGACGACGTCATCCAACAATACATTGCGCCAAGTGGCGAATCGGCCGAGGGAATAAATCCCGAAACGATGCGTGAGCTCGAACAACATCGCTTTGCGCAGTGCGTCGGGAATCGGCTCAATTTTCCCATACCGCTGCTCAACGTCGCCGAGCGGCTCGGCGGCGTCGATGTCGATGCCGAAGGCTTGTGCCACTGACCCTTCGTCATATTCGGTGATCTCGGTGGCGGCCTCGGCGATCAAAATGTTGCCGGTGATCGAGGCGCGATACACAGTTGTGTCGAAGCCGGGGAAGTAGATGGTTTGATACAGATCGGCGTGCCGCAACCGCCAACGGCGCACCCGGATCGGGGCGCGATGAAACTCGGGCAACTCGGACCAAGCCCCCGTCGCCGCCGCCATCCAACTTAGCGGCGCTGTGCTAACCGTCTCCCCACGCGGCACGTCTAACGGATCGACCGGGGCGCCGAAAAACACCCGCTCCCCAACCGCCTCGAGCAACTGTTCGTGGAAGTTGTCCGGGGCGATATATCGCTCGACCGGATCCAACCGCCAGATGCTCCGCTCGCCGCTGAGGAGGCGCTCGGCGCCGAGGATCTTTTGCGCGTACAAATTAGCCCAACGGATCGTGGGCGGCTGAAAACTCCCATCGACCCAAAGCCCCTTGCGCACTTGGACGCGTTTGAACTCGATCCCGGTGAGGCGCGCAACGGCGTCGGACCGAAACCGCAGGACAGCGCGATGCGCCACGCGGGGCTCGGGCGCCGCCTCGTTGACCTGAGCGCGTGGCCAAGCGTGCGCGGCGATAAGGCCTGAGAGGCCCGCTCCAATTATTATTTTCATTTCGTCGCCTCCTCGGCTCGGACCGAAACGAGATGCCCGGTGACGATCAGTTTTTGCGCGTGGCCGCGGGCCGCGGGGCCAAACGTCTCCTCGAGCGCCGCCATCGGGACCGGCTGCACGAGTTGCCCGAGGATCCACTCCATCACTGCGCGTCGCGCCGATCCGGGTTGAAGTTTCGAGCGGGTAGGCTGATCCGAGGGCCGCACCCAATCGATCCGGCGCCGCGTCGGCGGATCGCCCGGGGCACGTTTCGCTCGGCGCTCGATCGGAGCCGAGGCCCGAGCGGCGACCCAAAGTTGATGCGCGAGGGACCCCGGCTTAAGCATCGCCCCAATCTCCTCATCCGTCAATTCACGTTCAGGCGACATCTCGTCTCTCCTCATACTCCGGCGTCAAATCGATCAACCCCTCCGCGGCCCGCTCCCGCGCCAACCTCCACTTTTCCCTGTACCAAGGGTCCTCCGACGGCGGCACCCACTTCGCCCCCTCCGGGAAGGTTCTCCGCGGATCGCGCGGCGCCGGGGCCTCTCGCCACAACTCGATCGGCTCCACAAGTTTCACTTTTCTCATCTCTCAGTTCTCCATTCTACACAAACACAAAGAGCGGGGCGGGGTTACCGCCCCACCGCATCTTACAACATCGGCCGAAACTCAAACCCACCGAACACCGCGCGGCCATTCCGCTTCACCTCCATCCGCACCGCAATCATCTGTCCCATCGGCATCCCGAGCGCCCGGAAAGCCGCCGGAACACTTTTGTACGAAGCCGCGAAACTGTCCGGGCCCTTTACTGCCACTGCGCAACGGGTCGCACGATCTTGCGCCACGGCGGAGTTTTTCCAGCTCTCGGCGATCGCCGCCGCCCGGCTTAAGGACGGGGCGGCGTCCTTGCGGATGCGGCCCGTGAGGCCATTGTACTCGATGCCGCAGCAATGACAGAACATCCGCTTTAAGTTGTCCTCGGCTGTGGCGTATGTTTGCTCCTCCTTCAGGCCGCAACTCGGGCAACCGTCGCGATCAAACTTATACCCAGCACGCTCCTCCGCAACCATCTGTTTCGGCTCCTTGCGCTCGGGGTTACGTTGCGCCGCGGCCGCGGGCACTAACGAAGCCACCGACCGCACGCCAGCTTGTGCCTCGATCACCATCCGATCAATCGCGGCATCCATATCCAACTGCGCATCCAACACAGCAATACAACGGCGCTCCGCCGTCGCCCGATCCGCAAACCGCTTCACCGGCGTCGAAGCATTCATCTCATTAAACCAAGCAACAAGCTCAGACATCTTCGCGGCTTTAATTTCGGCTACATTCTTCATCTCGTTTCTCCGTTCTAAGTTGGTTGATTTGCTTACTACAAAAGCAATTATACACCAAAACTAGAAAACCCTACAAAATGTAGGGTTATCCCGGATCAAAGCACCTCGGCCAACTCCTCCGTCAACCGCCACAACGCCGCATTGTACTCATCATCCCGCACAAAATCCGAAATCGGCCTCGATGTCGAGCGCCGCCCCGATCGCGACAACCCCACAACCCCGCCGCGTACCGTCGCCTCCTGTAGCCGGTTAAACGTTGACCACAGATCCCCCGCATCATCCCCCTCCCGCCTCACCTCGAGTAAGGCCTCGGGCGCAAACCGCTCCGCGTCGCCCCAACGCAACTGCGCCACCATCCGAGCGTACGCAAACCGCTCCGAGCGGCTCAAATCGATCCTCGACCACTCCTCCATTTTCCGGAACAACGGCGCCGTGTTCCGGGCCAAACCCCTCGCCCGGTCGATAATCGCGGCGGCAGCGTTCGAGCCCGAGTGCCGCGCGGCAGTCTCGGAGCCGCTAACCGCGGCGACCATCCCGTTGCTACAAACGAGCCGATACAAACCGACCGAAACCCGGGTGCGGCTCGAGCCGTCGTGCGAGTTGATAATGGAGATGCGAGCCGAAAGTCCATCGTGCTCCGACGGGGCGCGCATCTCGACGATATGCCGGGTGTAGAGCGGCTCGACCGATCGATTGGCGCCGACGGCGCGAGCGGAGTGAATCTTGTATCCCTCCTCCTCGACGGCGCGGACAATGTCCATTGTGCTGATGTACTTGTACCGGGCGGAAAGTTCCGGCCGGGGCGCCTTCGCCAATACGCTCAGTGGGAGCGCAACGGTTTGTTGTGTCATTTCTGAATTCTCCGATTAACAGAACGATATAGTTACAGGACCGATTCGTAATGCATAATGATGTACAGCGCCGCGAGCCAACCAACCCCCGCCAACACTAACATCGCCCGATCCACCCACACACTAAGATAACGCATGCGGCGACGATAGCTCCGGGAGGCAAAGTTGACGGCTTGTAGTGGGATTTGCTTTTCATTCATCTCGTTTCTCCGTTCTAAGTTTGATTACAGCGAAATCTCATTATAGCGCAAAATCATCTCGGCGCAAATAAATGCTGCGCTTTGGCGCGGCGGCCCAGTTGGCGGAGAATCGTGCGCTTGCATAACCTTAGAATGGAGAATTGAGAAGCGATGGATGATGCGGAGCGGTTTTTGTCGGCCCTTGTGGGCGGCGCTCTCGGAGCTGGGGAGCGAATGATATTGTGTGGGTTTGCGGGCGATCCTTTCGCCGCGGGCCCGACGGCGTGGAGGCCGCGGGCGTGGCGCGATGGTGATCGGGTCGAGATGCCGAGGGGGTGGAATGGGTATGTGACGGTGGGGGCGTTTGGGCGGGCGGCGGATGGGTCGTGGAGGCGGCGGACGGAGACGTTTGCGGCGGGGCTGGCGCTGATGGTGGATGATGTGGGGACGAAGGTGAACCCCTCGGCGGTGGAGGCGCTGGAGCCCTCGGCCCGGGTCGAAACGAGCCCGGGGAATTTCCAGTTGTGGTATTTCCTGAGCGAGCCCGAGCGGGATCGGGTGCGATTTGACGGTGTGATTCGGGCGTTTATCTCGGGGCGGCTCCTCGGGGCGGACCCGGGGATGTCGGGGGTGACGAGGGTGGGGAGGTTGCCGGGGTTTGTAAATGGGAAACCGGCGAACAACGGTTGGCGCACCCGGCTCGATCTCCTCGAGCCCGGGCGGCGATACTCCGTCGAACAACTCCTCGAGGGGTTCTCCCTCCGGATCAACGGGCGCCGCGAGCGCCGCGAGCGATTACCGACCGAGGCCGCGCTCGAGCGCAACCGCGCGTTCACTGTCGCCTACAAATGGCTCGAGGAACGGCGAATGCTTAAGCGCCCCGAGCCGGACCCGAGCGGCTGGACCGAGGTGCGGTGCCCTTGGGTCGAGGAGCACACAGGCCGCGCCGATACGGGGGCGGCGGTCCGGGAGCCGTCGGAGGAGAATGAGTATTATGGGGCGTTCCGCTGCCACCACGGGCATTGTGCCGACCGCGGGTGGGCGGAGTTGACCGAGTGGATCGCGGAGCGCAGCGCCGAGGAGCTGGAGGCGAGGGCATGAGCTCGGACAGAATTGGCGCTCGGGGCGAGGCGTTGCTCGGGTATTTGCGCGAGCGGGGCGGAAGGGTAACGGTGGATGAGGCGGCGGTGTGGTATGGGAGCCGGGGGGCGTTGCTGGAGCAGATGATGTTGTTGAGGAGGGCGGGCCTTGTGCGCAAGATCGGTAACCGCAAACCCGTCTCCTTCGCCCTCGTCGAGGGCGCTGTCGAGCGCCGGGAGCGGGCGCGACCCTTTTTATGGCACGATCCGTTTGGGCTAACCGCGGAGCGGCGACAATGAAGGCGTATGTCGCGGGACAGGCGCGGTGGCGGTTGCCGCGGGAGGAGGGGTTGCCGCCGGGAGGGGCGAAGGTGTTGTTGTTGACGAGGGGAGGGGTGTGCATTGTTGGGGTGTGGGCGGAGGGGTGTGTGGCTTGGGCGCCGTTGCCGGAGATGAGCGGGGCGGTGAAGCGTGAACTTTTATTATGGGCGACTGGAAATGGAAGAAACTGAGAAGTTGAGATTGGAGAATGAGATGTTGAGGGCGGCGCTGGACGAGGCGATGGGGGCGCTCGAGCGGACGAGCCGCGAAATGCGTGAGATACAGCGGGTGATGGCGGTGTGGGCGAGGGTGGAGCGGCGCCGCGAGGATTGGCGCGAGAGGGAGGGGGATCGAGCATGAGTCGAGAAGCTATGCAGATGGCGCTGGAAGCGTTGGAATTGTTGGCTAGGTACGAAAACCCGTCGACAAAGATACAAGTCCGCAAACCTAAAGACGGTGGCCCGATAGTGACTATGTACCCGCACAAAGTTGCAACACAAGCAGCAGCGCTGTTGCGCGAGAGGCTGGCGCAGACAGAGCAAGAGCCGGTGGCGTGGCAGCCGATTGAGTCAGTGCCGAAGACGGGACGCAAAGTGATCTTGTTTTACAAAAACCGTCTTAACGTCGGTAGAACGGTGATAGCAAGGTGGCTAACAGACGAGCAGGCTACAGAAATAGATGCCGATGACGTGGGCTTAGAAGGTGGCTGGTACGAGTGTATTGACAACTGGGACGACTTCACAGAGGTGAAAATTCACGAAGGCGAGCCGTCGCACTGGATGCCACTTCCAGCGCCGCCAATCGAAGCCAAGCTGCGGGAGAAGAACACATGAACCAGCCTTGGCACATCAGATTTGGTTGGTGGCTGTGCGAAAAGCTTGGTCACCCATTTCCGCGTAAAGGCTGGATTCACGACGGCCATTATCACCGCGACTGTCGCCTGTGCGGCAGGATCGTGAGCGAACCAATTAAGAAGGACAAGAGTCATGGATAGAGAAGAAATAATCCGCATGGCGCGTGAGGCTGGAGCCTACGCACCAAGATATCCAATCGGACCTCATGACGTTCAGTTTTCATTTGCATCGCTTGAGATCTTCTTTCAAGCAGCCTACGCCGCTGGCACAAAGGCCGAAAGTGATCGGATTGCCGAAGAGGCCAAGCACATCATTAAACGTGCAGAGGCGCGTGGTGCTGCTGCCGAGCGTGAGGCGTGTGCTTCCATTTGTTTTCAAGAGGCGCCGTCAATAGACGGGGAGCTGATCGCCGCCGCCATACGAGCAAGGGGAGAGAAAGCATGAAAACCGACACACTAACCCGCATGGCGCGGGAGGCTGGGTTTGTAGGGTTCGACGGGTCGAACAAAATGTTGCGTAAGTTTGCGGCCCTTGTCGCCGCGGCCGAGCGTGAGGCGTGCGCACAGGTGTGTGAGAGGGTGGGCGGGAATCACCCGCACTTTTCGACCTACGCCGAGGCGACGCGCGATTGCGCGGATGCGATATGGGAGAGGGGCGAATGAATATGGGCGGGGCGGAGGCCCGCGCCGCGGAGCGGGAGCGGGAGTTGCGCGAGAGGATCGACGGGCGGCGGCGGCTCGCGGAGCCGGAGGATTACGTGTTCGACAAGGCGCAGGAGGCCTTTTGGGATTTGCGCGATGGGACGCTACATTCGGAGAAAGCGGTGGATGCGTCGATCCCAGTCGAGGCGTGGCGCGTTGTGGTCGAGGAGGGATCGAGGGGGAGGAGCCGCGAGCGGCTTATCAACCCCTCGCGAGACATAATGCGGGTCGAAAACGATCAATTTGTCGAGGGGTCTACTTGGTGGCCGGGACGGCCGCAGATAATCCGCGATTGGTTTATCGATCGGGACGGCTTTTACCCATCGCCCGGGCGCCGCATCTACAACCAGTACAAACCCCCGCCCACGCTCCTCGGAGGCGATCCGGCGCTCGCCTCCCCGTGGATCGATCACGTGAGGAGGTTATGGCCCGAGCCGCGGGAGCACGAGTATTTCTTTGACTATTGCGCCCATATGGTACAACGGCCCGAGCAAAAGTGTAACGCTGCCCTAGTCTTGAGCGGGACGCAAGGGATTGGGAAGGATGCGGCGCTGTGGCCGGTGAAGCTCGCTGTGGGCAGCTGGAATGTGAAGGGGATCGATCCCGACGAGCTGTTCAGCGCGTACAAACCGTGGCTGCAAACCCTTATGCTAACGATCGACGAGGTGCGCCCGTCGAAAGACGAGTTTCACGCCTCCTCGATGTACAACATCTTGAAGCCGATGATCGTGGCGCCGCCCGACACCCTCCCGCTGAACGACAAATATCAAAAGCTCCGCTACGTGATAAATGTGCTGCGGGTGTTTATCACGACCAACGATTGGATGAGTATGTATATACCGCCCGAGGATCGCCGCATGTTCATTATGCACTCCCACCTCCCACAACGATGGCACGAGGCGGAGGGGGATGCGGGGTATTTCGAGCGGCTGTTTGGATTCTTTGAGACGGGGGGAGGGGGTCACGTGGCGGCTTGGCTAAAAAAACGGGACCTGTCGAGTTTTTCCCCCAAGGCGCAAATCGATCGGACGTCGGGATGGGCGGCTGTGGCGAATAGTTGGGGCGAGCCGGAGGATGCTGTAACGGGGGCGCTCGACGCGCTCGGGGCGCCGGAGGTGGTGTTTGGGGCGGAGTTGGTTCGGGCTCAGTTTGATGGGGCGGAGGAGATAGCGGGGCTGATCCGGGCGCCGCGAAGGTTTGTGCTGAGGATGAGTCGGGCGGGGTATACCTCGGTGCGGCCGCCTAATTCGGCCGAGCGATGGTCATTCGGCTCGGAGACAAGCGTGTTTCGATCGCGGCTCGCCTTCGTCAAATCCACCCTCATCGGCACTAGACCTAGTGCGGAAATCAATGCGATGATCCGTGCGAAAGGCGGCGAGATCGCCGCGAAGATCGAATCCGAGGGGGGTCATCCAGCCGAAAAGGCCGCGAAATTTTGATGGGGGGCGTCGTTTTTTCGCTACATCGCAAAATATATTCGCGGGCGAGCAAAACCCGCAACTGCGCCAAAAAACCCGCAACTGTGAAAGCATTTGCATAAACTTTCGGCGGAAATTCGATGGAAAACAAAGCAAAAGTTGATAACCAGTTGATAAGTGGCCGCGGAATCGTGAAAAAACCCGGAAAAACCCGGAAAAAACCCGGAAAAAACCCGCAACTGTGTTTTGAGGGTTTTTGCTAAGCCGCTGATTCTAATGAGAAAAACCATTATAAAAACCCGCAAAACCCGAGTTACCCGAGTTAGGCGATACTCTCTGCAAAAAATAGTATTTTATAAATACCGAAAAAATAGGAAAACAATAGCATCCACAGGGATTTGCGGGTTTCCGGGTTTTTTTCTGCTGCGAAATTCGCAAACTGCATCGAGATGCTTAGTTGACTTTCGCGGCGTTTCATACTATAGCAAATTGATATGTACGACAAATCAAATCGAATCCGCGGCCACAAATGGGTGCGATGGCGAAGGGAAATATTGCGCGAGCGGCCGCTATGCGTCGAGTGCGAGCGTGAAGGGCGATCGGAGGCGGCGACGGAGATTGATCACGTTGTGGCGCTGTGTAATGGGGGATCGAATGAAGCCGAGAATCTTCAGCCACTTTGCTCCGAACACCATCGCCGCAAGACGGCGAGCGATTTGGGCTATGTTTACAGGCCTCGGATCGGCCCGGACGGATGGCCGGTGGAGGGGTGAGGGTACAATTGATGGCCGGGAGAGGGAGGCAAAAAAGTTGGGAAAAGTCGCAGATGAAAACCGCTTGGGCCCCCTCGCGCGTGCGCGAGCCGCAGATTCGGCGGGCATTTTAACAGAAGGGAAAGCAGATGAGTAAACCGAAAAAGACGCAAGCCAACACAACCTCCGCGGCGATCCACGCGATGTTGTCGGCGGCGCAACCTTTACCCGCTCCGCCCGAGCACGTGAGGCTTAGGGCGAATGATAAACCGTTTTGGGACGCCATAATGCGCGCTCGAGCGCGGGACGAGTGGACGGATGCAGACTTGATCGCGGCGGCGCAACTCGCCCGCTGCCAATCGGACATCGAGGCCGAATCGCTCGCGCTCGAATCCGAGGGGAGCGTAGTGGAGAATGCTCGCGGGACACAAATCATGAACCCGCGTCATTCGGTCCTCGAGCAGTTGTCGCGGCGTCAGTTGGCGCTGATGAGGTCGTTGCGGATCTCGGGCTCGAGCACCGGCGAGCGAAAAGAGGATCTTGTCAAGGCGCGGCGCCTCCAGCAACAAGCCGAGCGGGCGCTCGCCGAGGTGACGGATGACGATGAGTTGCTCGCGACATAAGCCGACGCGGGGCGAGAGGGTCTGCGCGTTTATCGAGCGATATTGCCGGGTGCCCGAGGGGGATCTCCTCGGTCAGCCGGTCCGGCTTGAACCCTTTCAGCGCCGGTTCATCCTCGCCATCTACGATAACCCGGCCTGGACGCGGCGTGGGTACCTGTCGATGGCGCGGAAGAATGCAAAGACCGCCACAATCGCATGTATTGCTCTCGCGCATATCGCCGGACCTGAAGCGCGGCTCAACTCTCGGATCGTTTCCGGCGCCCAATCGAAGGAACAAGCCGCCGAAGTCTACAACTACGCGTCCAAAATCGTTTCACTCTCGCCCGAGTTAAGCAAGGTTGTGCGCCCTGTCCCGTCTCTGAAGAAACTCGTAGGCCTCACACGCAACGTCGAGTATCAAGCGATCAGCGCCGAGGGCCGCACCGCCCACGGCAAGAGCCCCGTTCTAGCGATTCTCGACGAGGTGGGGCAGGTGCGCGGCGTACAAAATGATTTCGTGGACGCGATCATCACGAGCCAAGGCGCTTATGATGATGCGCTGCTGTTGGCGATCTCGACCCAAGCGCCGAGCGATCGTGATCTGTTTAGCACTTGGCTGGACGATGCGGCCGCGAGCGCCGATCCTCGGATCGTTTCTCACCTATACGCGGCGCCGCTCGATTGTGGCTTAGAGGATCGGGAGGCGTGGGCGGCGGCTAATCCTGCGCTGGGGAAATTTCGATCGCTCCGCGACGTCGAAGAACAAGCCGCGCGGGCGGCTCGGATGCCGTCGTTTGAACCGACGTTTCGCAACTTGATCTTGAATCAACGCGTCGAGGCCGTCGCGCCGTTTATCTCGCGGAGCGTTTGGGAGGCAGGGGCGGCGGAGCCGGACCCGGTGGCATTCGAGGAGGGGGTGGTGTATGGTGGGTTGGATTTGTCGGGGCGAAACGATCTCACGG